GAACAAGCCGGAAAATCACACGATCATGCCACAGGAGCGAATCAGTGAATAGGATGAGGCATCGGCATAGACGACACCATCGCCCGTTCCGAAGGCGAGGTTCGCGGCTTTCAGTGTGGTGCCAGTCGTGACCACATTGTCAACAAACCAGACAGGCAAGCGGAGCAGTGGGCCGCAACAGCGTTTGAAGGCGTGTTGTTTCACAGAAATTCCCAGCAAGCCGCGACGGCGGCGGACGCACGACGATTCCACGGGATGCTCCCGGCGAATGCCGATAATGATTCTGGCCTCGGGGATGAGACATTTGAGGGCGCGGCAGATCGCCATGTTAGCCTCAGTGCTACCGGATGACGATGGAACCGGGATGAGCCAGCAAGGTTCACGTTCCAGCAATTCCGCCATCAACGGGGCCGCAATTCCGATTGCTGAAGGCGTGGGTATCTTGAGATCATAGGCAACCCGTCGGATGACTTTCTCGTTGGCTGTTAGCGGGCGGGAACGGGGTGAGATATAGCGCGTGGCATAATGAACCATGGCGATTGACTCTTTGTTGTTAGGTCAGGCCATCACGCGATCAGGCCCGCCTCGCGGAACGAATAGTATGGACTTCTGCCGGGGGCGGACTCACCGACGATCACATGGTCGATAAAGCGGATTTGCAGCAGGTTCGACGCTTCGCCAACACGGCGGGTGGTGGACTCGTCAGATCTAGATGGGGAAGCGTCGCCCGATGGGTGATTGTGCATGAGAGCAAACCCGTATGCCGCTGCTGCAATAACAGGCCGAAAAATTTCGCGGGGGCATGCCGGGCATTCGTTCACAGTCCCGAGGCTTACCCGGTGCCATGCGTGGGGGCGCAGGCGCGTGGTCATCATCACGACAACCACGCTTTCCTTGTCGGGTTCAAAATCGGGCTGACGGGCGATGATCTCGCGCCAGAAGCGCAACAGGCTTTCGGGCGAGTCGGCGTTGAACGCGCATGCGTCCTCACGCACACTTGTCACGGTGATCCGGCTCGTGACCCCAGGACGGTATTTCGGAGATTTCATCAGGTTGGCGGTTCAGGGTTGGGATCAACGACCGGCGTAACGGGCGACGGACAGGCCGAAGCCGTTCACGTCCTTGAAGGCGGTGAAGTATTCCCAGCCGAGGGCGCGGTAGCGGCGAATGAGCAAATCGCGGAGCGCGGCAGAGGGGGCGACTTTGATGAATGACCAGCAGGGGCCAATGGGGAAGCGGTAGGCAATCGTGGCTTTCATAGTGGTGGGGCCGGGATGGGGTTCAGCAGTCGGCGATGGTTTCGGACACCTTGCGAATGGCGGCAAGAATCCCGTCGAAGCGGGAGCGGGCGGCATCGTTCGTGCGGCCACTCCAAGAATCCTCGGCACCACGGGTGGCGTGCATCATCAGCCACGCATTGACTTGGTCGGCCTTGCCATCCTCTATCAACCGAATGATCTCGGCGAAGACAAACAGGTGACCCTCATGCTCGGCGAGGCGGGCGAGCACATAGGCAAGGTCGTGCGAGTTCGATGTGGCAGCGTCGAGTGCGAGCTTGGCGCGGGCTTCTTTCAGGTTTTCGGTGGCGGTGTCACGGTGCCGGGTCAGGCGGTTAATTGTATTGGCATTCATCATTCATGGGTGCCGGAGGGTTGTGCGTTCCGACATCCTTCTTCCTGCCAGCCAACCGCGTCATTTGTCGCGCACCATCCGCACGCCAAGGCACGCCATATTTTCACACCATTTTCATGACTATCAGGCCGTTGGCATGCGGATTGTACGGGCCGGAAAACCGGACACATGGACGCAAAAAAAGACACCATCCTGGGTGCCGCGTAATCAAGCGTGTGAGCTCACAACCCCCACTCAAGGTATAGCAATATGGCCGACCCTCTCATGCACAATCCGCATTTGATAGACTTCCGTTAGACAGGAAACTCCGTCTTTGGCATGCGGATTGAACAGGTCAGTATTCCTCGGGCAGTAACAAGGTCGTGATCGACCTATCATGCTCGGTGATGATGTAGAGGCGTGCGCCTTTGGCAGTCCGGTAGCAACTCAGCAGACGGGTGCCGTATTTGAGGGCGTCCTCATTCGCCTGCTTGTCTTCGGCGCAGAGTTCCTCGCCCCAATCGCCGCAGTGATGGCGACGGAGGTAGGCCGACAGATCCACGTCCAGCGCAAGCGCGCCGGGGGTGGCGTAGGTTTTTCCTAACGGGAAACGGGGTTGCATCAGGTGTATGCCCATGGGGATCTCGGGGTTGGTTAGGTATCAATCAGGTTGTCGAAGAGACCAGGGATAAATGGATTCAGCGCATCCTGTTCGGCGCGGAAGAACTCGCCCTTGGTTTTGCCCATCTTGCGGCCCTGCGGCGTGTGGCAGTCGTAGGCGTAGTCTGGGATGGGGACGTATTCGCCCGCCTGTTCGAGTTCGTCGGTCAGGGCTGCGGGGTCCAACCCGGCTTGCTGGTCATAGACGAAGTTTTGCAGGTGGTCGGCGTCGCGGCTCTTCTTGGCGAGGCAGAGCAGGATGACCGCCTTGGAAATGAAGATGCGACCCTTTGGCGATTTGGCGGGCGTGTTCTGGTTGATCTCGGTGTAGCTGTCGTGCAACGCCTTGACCTCCTGTGTTAGAATGCCCCAACAATCTTCCGCGCTTACGGTGAGCAGACGGCGCCAGACATACTGTCCGAATCCGCTGGCCCACAGTTCGAGTGCCCAATATCCGGCCAGCTTTGCATCGCCGCGCCGGATCGTCTTCTGCATCGCGCTGGAAACAGCCGGGAAGCTGTATCCGCGCATGGTGTGTAAGTGATAACTCATTGCAACCTAACCTAATTCTGATGGCACACAGGATAAAGCAGTATTGAACGCCATTTTTCTACAGCTTCACGGATTGGCGGCGCGGTGCATCCATGGCCACGCGGTCCTGGCTCTTGTAGGTTTCAATGCGGATGTGGCTCTTCCACTTGCGCTTGAGATAGCGCTTCTCGGTGGCGATGCGCTCGGCGTTGCGGAACAGGCTGTTGCCGCCCAGATTCTTGTCGCGCTCCTGCACGAAACAAAAGCGGGCCTCGTTCCAGACGAGCCGGTTGTCCATCAACTCTTGCAGCGTGGCGTCGATGTCACACTTGCACTTGAGCAGTTCGTCCCACTTCGGCACGCCGCCGTTTTCGTCGCGCACCACGCCGACCGCGCCGCCGACCCAGTGGTTCACTCCGAATGGATCGTTGCGTTGCAAGAGGCGGGGGTCGCTGCGCTGGTGCCAGCCGAACAACCGTGCCTCGGCCCCACGGGCACACCACGCCGAGTTTTCCAGCATGGCGATGGTTTCGGGGATGGAGAGTTTCCGGCAACGCAGGCTCACCATGCACACGCACGCTGATATGTCATCGTCGAGCATGACAACGGCATCCTCCTTGAAATGCCGCAACACCCAGTTCCGCACGGCGCTTATGCCGGCGATCTCGTCAGGGATGGTTTCGATTTCCAAACCCGTGTGGGCGTAATGCTCAGCCTCGCTTGCGGGCACGAGCAGGGTTGCCGTCGGAAACAGCTTGTGGCTGGTGATCGAGCGGCTCCGGCTGCGGGACAGAATCACCAGGCGGAGGGAGAGCGGGCGGAGTTCCGGCCAGGGTGGCGCGGCGGCAGAGTTCGATGAGTCGTTTTCCATGGAGCACACGGCCGAGGCCGATTTTTTTGGTTCTGCGTGTGATCGAGTAGTCAACCTCGCGCACGCCCATGAGTTGAAGCACCTGCATCCAATCGCGCAGGTCGTGGAACATGAAGACGAGGTAATCATGGGTCTCGAATGCCTGGCATTCCATTCGGGGAATGGTTTCGAGTTCATCCTCGGGATTGTCCGCGTCATCCATCAACTTGCGGATTTCGTCCTCCATGAAGCCGGTCAGCTCGATGTCGAAGTCGGGGTCCGCGTCCTGGATCGAACGCAACACTTTCCGCAGATCATCCTCGTCGAGTTCGGCGAGTTCCGACAGGCGGTTGTCGGCTAACAAATCAGCGAGTTCCTCGGCATCGCTGGCGTAGTCCTGTTCGTCCACGGGGATCGTTTCGCAACCGATCAGCAATGCCGCCTCCAGACGGCCGTGACCGCGGACGATCAGGCCCGAGCGTTTCGAGACGGTGACCGGGTTGCGCCAGCCTTGTTCCTGGATGATCGAGGCAAGAAGCTGGATCTGGTGGGCGCTGTGGCGGTTCGGATTGACCGGGTTGGGTTTCAGCGTGTTGGGATCAATCAGGCGGGTGTGGGCGCAATGCACGGAAATGCTCATGCATCCTGCCGCGCCGTCAACCTTGACATGCCCGCCGGCCGCGTTCGTAATCTGTGGACAGACTCATGATCATCCACGCATCCAAGGATTTCTCGAAGCGCTTCAAATGTGAGGTCAGCGGCGAGGGCCACACCGTTCTGCAAGCGGGCCGTCTGGATGCCTGGAGCGGGCATGTTGTAAGGATCGGGCGTACCTCGTTTGTTCTGCTCATGAACGACGCGTCCCTCTATTCCATCATCATTCCGGCCAAGGGCCTGACCTCATTTCCCGCTCTTCTCAAGATCTTGTTCTCACAAATCTCGGATCTCTGGGCAAAGCATGGAGCGTCGTTTGACGCGGACAACCAGACTGTCATTGTGCTTCCCCGCACGAATCGTTCATTGATCGGCTCGATGAACGACGCGATGAAAGCGCTGCGATTTTCCTACGAGATCGCGAAAACCGCCGGAACGCCGTTTGATCTATCACGTGTCGTAACGAATCTGAACCGAAACCCGTACAAGGCGCTCGATTATGACGACCCGAGCCGGCTCCTGCCGAAATTGTTAGCGGGTGCCGGTTGACGCGTCCGCAACCTGCGGATGGAACCTGTATCACCTGACATTGCCAAGAAATTGCTCACCCGCGACTTCGCGAACTTGGTGGGCCGCGTGCAAAAGGGCGGCAAACTGACGCGCACCGAACGGGCGATGCTGCAATCCATGGCCACCGGCACCGGACCCGCGCCGGCAACCGCAGCCAGTTACGTCGAGCTGGCGGCCGTTCTCGGTATCACCCGCCAGTCGATCAACACATGGAAAAAACGCAAGGACGCGCCGAAGCCCGCAGCCAACGGCCTGCACGACGTCGCCGCATGGCAGGAGTTCATGCGCCGCAACGACCTCAAGGGTGGCGAGTTCACGCCACAGGCCGGCGACATCGAAACATCGCTCAAGGCCCGCAAGCTGCTGGCAGAGGTGGAGGAACGCGAACTGCGGTTGGGTATCCGGCGTGGCGAGTATGTGGCCGTCGAGGATGTCCGGCAGATGTGGACTGAGTTCGTGGCGCAGGCAACGGCGATGCTCCGCAAGAAATTCGAGCAGGAATTGCCGCCGATCCTGTCGGGTCTCGACGCCACCGGCATCCAGGAGGAAGCCCGCCGCGCGATTGACGAAGTCCTGTCGATCCTTCATCAGGGCGATTGCTGAATTGCGGATTGCGGATTGGAGATTGCGGATTGGAGATTGTGATTTGCGGATTGATCTGTGAGACTGGCGGGAACCATGAATGCGGAAATATTCAAGAAACGGACCCAAACCTACGCGTTGAGGGTAATCCATTTGGTGGAATCACTGCCGAACACGCAAACAGGAAGGGTGATTGGCAATCAGCTATTGCGCAGTGGCACTTCAGTGGGAGCAAACTACCGGGCTGCGGCAAGGGCCAAATCGCGGGCTGATTTCGTATCAAAAATGGGTACGGTGGAGGAAGAAAGCGATGAGTCCCTCTACTGGATGGAATTGCTCATAGAATCCGGCTTGGTTGACGGTGAACGTCTTGCAGACCTGATGGGCGAAGGAAACGAAATCCTAGCCATGGTCGTTTCATCCATCCGAACCGCCCGTGCCAAGCGCAACGAATAGCAATCCGAAATCTGCAATCTGCAATCCGAAATTGTTTGCGATCTGGCGCGAAGCATGGCGCCCTCCTGACCGCCGACCGCCCTGGGCCTGGTGTGAGGATCACATCGCGTCCATCCCCTACTCGCCAATCCCCGGTCGCTTTCGTTCCACCAACTCACCGTGGATGCGCGAACCGATGGAAGCGCTGGTTGATCCGCGGATCCGCCTGGTCAGCATTATCGCAGCCATCCAGAGCGGGAAAACGAGCGTCGGAGAACTCGGGCTATGCAACATCATTGCCAATCATCCCGGCCCCACATTATGGCTCGACCAGACCGACGACGACGCGAAGGACCAGAGCGAAAGCCGTCTGCAAAAGCTCTTCGACGAATGCCCGCCGGTGAAATCCCTCTATCATGCCAACCGCCACAAGCGACGTCTGGCCACCGTGCATTTTGCCAATGGCATGACGCTTTGGGTGCTGGGGGCTCACAACAAGACCAACCTCCAGCGGCGATCCATCCGCTGGCTCATTGGCGATGAAACCTGGAGATGGCCGACAGGTCACATGGCGGAAGCCGAGGCCCGGGTCACGGCGTTCGGGTGGTTGGGCAAGTGTCTGTTCATGAGCCAGGGCGGAGAGGATGACGACGACACCCACCGCAAGCACGAGACGACAGACATGCGGATGTGGACATTCGCCTGCCCGCACTGCCACCAGCGCCAGCCGTTCAAATGGGAGCAAATTGAGTGGAGCAAGGACGCCCGCAACGAGGATGGCGAGTGGGATTTCCAACGGGTGCTCGACACCACCATCATGCGTTGCGCGTCCTGCAACCACTATTTTGAGGACACCGACCGGACACGCCGCGAACTCAACGCCACCGGATGCTACGTCGTCACCAACAAGAACGCGCCGAAGGAGAATACCGGATTCCACTGGAATGCCCTCTGCGCCATGAGCTGGGGACGTTTGGCAGAGTTGTATCTACGCGCCAAGGCAGCCGCCCGCCGTGGTGACGTGTCTCTCATCCAGCAGTTCTATCAAAAACGACTGGCGTTGGCATGGCGCGAGTATCTTGAGGACTACAAGTTGGAGATCGTGCCAGGTGGCTATCTCAAAGGGGAAAAATGGGATGGCGAGGCAGGCGTCGATGCCGCGGGGCGCATCATTCCTCCCGGCGAGCCGTCCGTGTGCCCGCTGCGCATTCTCACGGTCGATTGCCAGATAGATCACCTATTCCTCGTCGTCCGCGCATGGGCCATTGACGGATCCAGTCGCCTGATCTGGAACGAGCGGATTCTGACATTCACTGACGTCCAGACGATCCAGGAGCGGTTCGGCATTCATCCCAACCTGGTTTTCATCGACGCGGGCCACGCCACCTACGATGTCTATCGCGAATGCGCCGCGCACGGCTGGACCGCCCTCATGGGTGACAAGCGGGCGACGTTCACGCACAAGGTGAAGGGTCGCAAGT